AGGTACTTTGCTTGATTTGCAAGGCATCATGATTAAAGAATCGGCTGGTATTACTACGCACACAAAAGGCGGTGGCACTTCTTACGTTACTTCTGGCTCAACTGCTGTTGGTGTTACTGACATTGCACTTGTAACAGGTAGCGGCACAGTATTAGCGGGTGACGTTGTGACATTCGCGGCAGATACTGTAAACAAATATGTTGTTGGTACAGGTGTTGCGGCTGCTGGTACTATTTCATTAAATGCACCAGGCGCACAAAAAGTTATTGCTACAGCAAACGCTTTAACAATTGGTGATTCTTACACACCAAGTGTTGCTTTCCACAAATCAGCAGTTGAGTTAGGTATGCGCCCTCCTGCAATGCCTAATGGTGGCGATAGTGCCGTTGACGTGATGACAGTACAAGACCCAACAAGCGGTTTAGTATTTGAAATTGCAGTTTATAAAGGTTACATGAAAACCATGCTTGAAGTACGTTGTTTGTATGGCGTAAAAGTATGGAAACCAAACCACGTTGCTACGTTGCTAGGTTAATTTTTTCAGGGGGTTCGCGTTCGTTCCTGTTCGCGTTCTCCCGCCTTTATAAAAGGATTAAGCTATGGCTTTAATTGTTGAAGATGGCACTGGGCTTGCAAACGCTGAAAGCTATGTATCAGTTGCAGACGCGACAACCTACCATGCAAATATTGGCAACACAGCGTGGGCAGCAATTACCAGCGATACAACAAAAGAGCAATTACTACGCAAAGCCACAGATTATATGGTGGCTCAATATCGTTTGCAATATGCAGGTTATCGCAGATATTCAACACAGTCGCTTGATTGGCCGCGTTTATACGTTCCATTAATTGATTCATTATCGGCAAATGTTTTTCCGCAATATGTGGATTTTGACATTGTGCCAACCACTGTAAAAAATGCGTGTGCTGAATTAGCGTTGAAATCTTACACAGCCATTTTAATGCAGGATTTAACGCAAGGCGTTATTCGTGAAAAAGTAGACGTTATCGAAGTGGAATATGATAAATATTCACCACAGCAAACACGCTATGCTCAAATCGATGCCATGTTATCCGTGTTTTTTAAACAACAAGGAAATGATATGTCGAGATCATTGGTGAGAACATGACACTTGATGCTCGCGCTCGCTCTACAGCAGATAAATTGCTGGATAAGTTTGGCAAATCAATCACGCTAACGTCTATTGTTGAAGGTACTTATGACCCAACAACAGGGGAGTTATCGGGCGGAACAACAACATCAACCAATCACACTGCCGTTATCAAAGACTATAACGGAATTGATTTTATTAGTGGCGTAGTTCAAGCAGGCGACAGAAAGGTAATGATCGCGGCATTAGGTGCACCAACGCCACAACCAGCCGATAAAGTAACCGTCGATAGTGAAGTTTATCAAGTGGTGGCGGTTCGTCATATATGGTCGGGTGAATTACCCGCGCTTTATGAAATGCAGGTGAGAAAATGACAGGTTCAATGTCGCAAATTGTGTCGCGTGTTAATGGTCGCATTGATGACAAAATACGCGCGGCAACAAGCGAAGTGTTTAAGAATATTATTATGATGACACCAGTTGGAAATCCTAGTCAATGGCAAAATCCAGCGTCAGCACCAGCAGGTTACGTTGGTGGACGCGCTCGCGGAAACTGGCAATGCACAATTGGTTCACCTTTCACTGGAGAAGATGACACAGGCGATGTTTTAAAAATGCAAAACGTATTGCCAAGACGCGCAGGAAGTGTTGTTTATCTGACAAACAACGTGCCATATATTCAAAAATTAGAATATGACGCGCACAGCAGACAAGCACCCAATGGCATGGTTCGCATATCTGTTGCATTATTTGAAGGAGCTTTAAATGGCACTCGTTGAGATTAGAACAGCATTAGAAACAAAACTCAATGCGCTAACGCCTACGATTGCGACAGCGTGGGAAAACGTACCGTTTACGCCCGTCGTTGGCACAGCATATCAGCAAGTTAATTTAATGATTGCAGATACATTAAACCCAACATTAGGCGGCAATCATTATCGCGTAAAAGGTTTTATGCAGGTGCTATTGTGTTATCCGGCTAACGTAGGCGCAAAAACAGCAGCAACCCGTGTTGATTTATTGGTTAATCATTTTAAACGCGGTACAAGTTTAACAAACGGCAGTGTAACTGTTATTATTGACAAGACACCATCAATTGCACCGGCATTGATTGACGGGGTGCTTTATAAAATTCCGGTATCAATTTACTTTTCAGCAGATATTTATCCATAAGAGGTTACAAAATGACAATTGCACAAGGCGTTAAAAAAGTCGTATCGTACAAAAAACAAACAGGCTTAGGCGTAGCAGCTTCAGGCGGTGGCGGTCAAGAATTAAGACGTGTCACAAGCACAATCAACTTGACTAAAGAAACATTTCAATCAAACGAAATTCGCCCAGATCAACAAGTTGCTGATTTCCGTCATGGTTCAAGACAATCAACGGGTACATTAAGCGGTGAATTATCAGCGGGAACATATAAAGACTTTCTGCAATCCGTATTGCGTAAAGACTTTGTTGCGATTTCATCGTTAACCGCAGCGGCTGTGACTATTGTTGCGTCAACTGGCGTGATTACATTCCAAACAGGCAATCCGTTAACTGGTGGTATTAAAATAGGTAACGTAGTTCGTATTACAGCGGGCAGCGTTAACGCGGCTAACTTAAATAAAAACTTATTGGTGACTGCTGTAACAGCAACCACATTAACAGTTAAAACGTTAAACGGTAGCGCATTGGCTGATAATGCAACCTCAGTTACTGGTGTAACTGTTGCTATTCCCGGCAAATACACTTATGTGCCAGAAACAAGCCAAACACAGGATTATTACACGGTTGAACATTGGTTTTCAGACGTTGCGCAGTCAGAGGTTTATACTGACATTATGCAAACCAACGCACAGGTAAAAATCCCTGCAAACGGTATGGCAACCATTGATTTTCCATTAGTCGGCTTAAACGTTACCACTGGCACATCACAAGTTTTAACTTCACCAACTGCAATCACTACTGGTGGCGTTACTGCTGGTGTAAATGGCTTGTTACTTGTTGCAGGCACACCTGTTGCCATTGTTACGTCAATTGATTTTGACATTAACGGCAATATTGCAGTAGCTGATGCGGTAGTGGGTTCATTAACACGCCCAGACGTATTTCAAGGCGTTGTAGGAGCAACAGGCACATTTAGTGCTTATTTCACTGATGCAACATTCCGCGATTATTTTATCAATGAAACCGAAGTGTCTATCATTGTGGCATTAACAACAGATAGCACTGCAACGGCTGATTTTGTATCGTTTACTATGTCGCGCGTTAAAATTGGCGGTGCTGATGTAACTGATGGCGCGTCGGGTTTAACTCGCACATTCCCATTCACTGCGCTTAAAAATACAGCGGGTGGTAGTGCAGTGGCTAATTTAGCGACAACAATCATGGTTCAAGATTCACTCGCTTAAAAATAGTGCTACAATTACCCACGCTTGCAATGTTGCGGGCGTGGGTATTTTTTTATAAATCAACAGGAACATACGAACATGAGCAAAAAAACAGGTTTATCATTTGATGATTTAGATTTAGTTAGCGCGTCAGAAAACGCTTATGAGTTTGAATATTTAAGAGCTGACGGTGGTGATACAGGCGTATTTATTACAGTGCTTGGTTCACAATCACCAAAAGTACAAGATTGGGTACGCAAAACGTTAAACCGTAGAAAATCACAAGATCAGTTAGCGGCTAAACGCGGAAAAGAAATTGAGCGCACAATCGAAGATGATGAACAATTTGGCATTGACGCAGCAGCAATTCGTGTTGTTGCGTGGCGTGGAATTACAAACTTTGAATATTCACCAGAGAACGCCACAAAGTTAATGGAACGCAACAGCGAAATCCGTGAACAAGTATTTGAGGCAAGTAATAACTTGGGAAACTTCACCAAAGCCTAATCAATGACATTGTCGAGTTTGGCACACGAGAATTTGAACTCAGCAAAACAAACGACAATGGCAGTAGTTTACGCGATGAAGCTCAAGCGATTATTGCAATGGGGCATGAGATACCAGACGATTATAAATCGCTGCCCATGCCAGAAAATTACGCCTACTGCTGGGCGTGGTTTGGTGAATTAAGCCGAACACGCTCAAGCAATGGGTTTGGTCAAAATCCAATCAGTTACGCGGAGATTGACGCGTGGTCAAGATTGACCAACATAGAATTAACGCCATTAGAAGTAAGTGCTATCATGCGGCTCGATAGTGCTTATTTAAATATTCAAGCAGAGCAAATTGCAAAACGGAGCAAAACAAAATGACCACCGATACCTATTCTATTCAAGTTGCAGTTGATTCGACCAGTGCAGTAACAGCATCACGCAATCTATCTGCAATGGAGCAAGCTACTGGACGCAGTGAACGTGCGTTGAGTAGTTTAGGTAGCGTTGCAAAAATAGCAGGGAGCGCATTGGCTGGTATTAGCATTGCTTCACTTGCTAGAGATATTTTAAAAATAAATATTGAATTTGAATCACTGCGAACCAGTTTAGAAACGGTTACAGGTAGTGCTAAAAATGCAAAAATCGCGTTTGAGGGAATTCAACAATTTGCTGCAAAAACGCCATATTCGGTTAAGGAAGTAACAGACG